CGGATCCGAAGTCAAAGACGATAGTGATAGATGTGCTGCTGTCACTTCGCCACACCCTCGAGGCCCGCAAGTCTTGGAGGTTCGCCGTTCCAAAGCCTGACGCCGAGGAGGAGGCGGTTATGGTGGCGTCGTCAACGCGGTTTGTGTAGACAATCGTCATACTATCGCCCTCTGAGCTATGCGCAGTTGCCCCTTGCTGGCCTGTGACTGTATCCACTCGCCAACCTTTCGGCCGTCAAGGTACACGTCACCGCCCATTGCACCGCCGGAATCTTCATTCGGAGAGACTTGCACATGCTCGCGGCCGGAGGGGTTGTCACCGACAAGCATGAGCTCTGGCCCGTTTGTAACGAAGTCTGCGCCGGTGGCGGCGCTTCGGATGTTATCGGCAAGTGCTGAGACAACACCGGATGCGGTGTAAGCAAGCGCGGAGGCTGCGCCATATTGTGCAGCAGCAGCCCACCCTGTCGGGTCGCCGAGGATACCACGCGCCAGCGCCCCCGCCGCCTCAACGGCAAACTGCTGTCCGAGCGCACGAAGTATTCCGGCGATTGCCTCAACCGCCGTCGCACCTAACGCCTGCCACGCCTCTTCCTGCTTCACCATTGCTTGCCCGAAGGCTTCAAACACAGGTGCGATGTTGCTCGAATACGCGCTTTGTATCGTCTGCGCCGTATTGTTGGCCTGCTCTTCAAGCGCCTTATCTTGCTCAATTATCTTCTGCTGCTCTTTGGCGAAAATCTCTGAGGTAGTTTGCCGCGCCGTTCCGAGGATAGCCTGCGCATCAATCAGCTTACCCTCTTGAATGAGTATCTCTTCTTCCTTGGCGCGCAGCTTCTCAAGCGCCTCAAGCCTGTCCTCTTCATACTGGCCCGAGGCCCACGGTGAGGCTTCAAGTTGCGCTATCTTTGAACGGACTTCCGCAAGCGCCGCAGACTCTTCATGAAGGGTGTCAACAACAGTGGCGCGGGTTTCGAGATAGCGTTGTGTAACAGCGTCTACCGCCTCAGCCTCAGCCTCTTGTGCCGCTGCCCCGCGCTCTGCTGCTCTCTCTAAATCGCCGTAGACGTCGCGCCGGGTTTCGAGGCGGCGCAGCATTTCTGATTCTTTCTCAAGCTGCTCTTCAAGCTTCGCTAATCGCACCCCGCCGGCAATTCCGTCATTGGCGCTTTCTCTCGCCGCTTCAATCTGTCGTTGAAGCTGCTCGACTGCAAGCCGTTGGTTCTCAAGCCGCGCCGCCGGGTCTAACCCCTGGTCTTCACCGGATAGCGCGAGCTGAAGTGCGTTGGCACCAGCGGCCGCTTCATTGGCCTTCCCGATAAACTCGGTAAGTTTCCCAATGACGCCATCCATGCTGTTAAGCAGTCGCTCACCGAGCGTTTCCTGCAAGTCGCCGAAGGCGTTCCCGAGCTGAGTGAGGCTACCGCTTGCGGTGTTGGCCATCTCTTTTGACAGCCCACCGAATTTCTCTTGCAGCGCACCGGTGAGCTGCTCGAGCTTCTGTTGCTTCGGCGCGGTCGCGTCGATGACGATACCGTATCGAGAAAGCGCGTTTGTGGATGAACCGAGCGTCTTACCGACAAGCTGCGCGGCATTGGTTAAGTCCATTCCCATGCCGGTGGCGAAGTCCTGGACAAGCGGGATAATGCTTTTCAGCCCGTCGCTTTCGAGATCCCCAAGTGACTGCAAAAGCGCCGTGGCTTTGATAGTGGCCTCATCACCGAACGTCGTAACGCCCTGAAGCTCACTGGCCAGCCTCTGAAGTTCTTCGGCCGTACCACCTGACGCTTTCCCCGTGGCAAGTAGCGCGCCGCGCAACTGCGCCTCGGCCTCTTCCTGCACGCGAAAGGCTTGAATAGAGGAGTTCATAGCCTTAGTAAGTGCGCCAATGCTTACCGCAGCGGCCGCAGCCCCGAGGCCACGGCGAAGCACCTTGCCAAGCTTTCCGGCAGCCGCAGAGGTTTGCTTGGTTGCGCCTTGGAAATCGCGCATTTTGCGGGTAGCTCTATCTACCTCTGCTTGTATTTCGACTCTAAGCTCTTCTGTGACTGCCATTGCGCTTCCTGTTGATATGCCAAATACATTGACTCGTAGATATCAATGTAGGCGACGACATGGCCCGGTTGTTCAGCCCACCCGCCCGAAAACGGTAAACCCATTCCTATGTGATAACGCCACCATGCGGCGAGAAGGCTATAGAAATCGTCTGTGAATAACGCCGGTATCTCACTCACGCGCACCGGGTACGGCTTGTTGAATAGTCCGGCGTTTATGCGAACGTCACCTATTTCCTGATGGTAAGAAACCTTGTCCGGCGTCTTGCCGCGAAGCCACAGGCCAAATGCTGCGGTTAATTCTTCGCGGCGTTCATAGGGTCGAGGCTTTTCAGATACATAAAAAGCTCTGTCGCCAACTTCTCAACCGCCGGCTCTGCAATCAGTTCCTTTCCGTTGGTTATATGCTTTTCCTCGCCGTCCGATGTTTCCACCGTCAAGTTGTCGATAGCGTCAACCTGAGAAGCGAGCCCGCCGGAATAGTTGACAACCGTCTTGTTGTCGTTGTTGACACTCACAAGCCGCTCTTGCTCTTCGAACGATAGAAAGTGATAGTGCACCTTTACCTGTTCACTCTCGGGGAGCTTGCGGTTGCCGTTCCACTTCGGTACGTAGGTATCGTGGCGTTTAACCTGTATTCTCATGGTTCACCTTATGCGGCCGGAATGCTTCGCACGTACATCGTCGGCTCTTCACCGTCACCCGGTGCAACGCGGAAGCTGCCACTAATCGACTGCGCTTCGTTCATGGATGCACCAGCAGAGGAACCGGTGAGCGTAACCTTGGCCCATACAAACGCCTCGCTCTTACCAGCCGAGGTATCTTTCTGAAGCACGCCCTTGATGTACAAATCAGAGTCATCAATCTCGTTTACAGTGACAGAGGTAACGCCGTCCTGCTGTTCAATGACGCGCATGAAGTTGTTGATAACCCACCCGGCCTGGTCGGACGTCCCAAGCGTGAACACACCTTCAAAGGAACCGGTGATATCAGTCTTTCCCGCGACGTACTTTGTCACGTCATCGGTAAGCGTGGTTACGTCAATTTCTTCCTTCGACATCTCAAAAGAGAAGTTCCCGATGTCCGTCTGGTCGGTTTCGGTAAGCGGCTTGTATTCATTCCCGTCACCGTTCGTCAGCGTCCCGTCTGAGTAGATGAGGTCGTTGATGCTCAGGCTTGCCGCAAAGCTCGACTGCGATGCGACAAGAGAAGTCACCTTGTGCCACCCCTCAGGAACCGGGTCTGTAGTAACCGCGTCCCCCAATGCGACGGTAACGAACTTTCCATAGTTACCGCTCAGTTTCGTCCGTGCCATAGTCCCCTCCCAGGTACTTATGCAATCGTTGTCCGTACCGTCCAACTGACGGTTGCTATCTTCAACGCCTGTTCATCCGGCGTAGTCGGATACACTTTGATATTTACATCGCGGCCAACTTCCCACGTTTGCCCGTCTGTAATTGACTCGCGCAAAAGCTGCCGCAATGCTTCGGTATACCGCATTATCTTGCGGATCTGCGTTTTGCTATCTCCGGCCGATATCGCTATGACGGCTGTCATCGGCATGGACAACTCGTCTTTGACAAGCGTCTGTGCCGCAGCGGTTATATCTGAAGGCTCGCCCGGATAAAGCGCCATAGCCGGATACTCGGTGGTGTCATATGGGTCGAGCTCGCGCACCTCTATATTTGCAGTCTTCAGCTCCTGTGCTGTAACGCCGTCTGCTTTCGCGTTGTTGATGCCTTGAAGATAGGTGTTGTAGTTGTCGCGGATGTAGTCGCGCACCTCATATACCAAGTCTTCAATGTTCGACTCATAGCTCATGACTGCGCCCTCAAGAACCGTCTCAGTACACTACGGCTTACACTCTGCTGCTGTGCGCTTCGAGCGAAGTCAAGAAGTGCAGGCCCTAACCATGGCCTCCTCGGCATCCTTACCTTCTGCGTCGTTACCCACTGGCCGTTTACCTGAAAGCGGAGCGCCGAAGCGCTTCGAGGCGTGATAGTGCCGCCAAACTCATGGATAGGCCCGTACTCTACATTTGTTCCAACAGCCGCAGTGTCGTTTCCGCGAAACTCCCATCCAAGGCTTCGGCGAAGCCGGCCGCTTCTCACGTGCAACGGGTTTCCCGCCGTAGTGTTCTCTTGCGCGTTCTTCAGCACGGCCTCGGCATAGCGGGTTAATAGCTGGCGCTGTAAGTCAGGCCAATTCCCGTTCAGCCTCGAGAGCATGCGCTGTAGCGCCTCATCGTGTACGACTACCCGGCTTCGCCCTACCGCCATCTGTAGTACCTGTCCAATATCTGCTTCGCGGTATACGGCATCTCACGCAATACGGTTATCGACTTGTCCCCGCCTTGCCTTGTCTCGTGCGCCCACAGCTTTTCATTTCGCCGCTGCCACAGGTGTGATGTCATTTCCAAGACTGCAAGCCTCAAGTCAAATGGAACCGCGCCGAGCGTATAACCCGCAGTGTAAACAGCCTTGATATTCCGCGTCCCTCGCGGCCATGTGTATTGATACGTCACCATGCCCCTGTCAGAGTCGACACGGTACTCGCTTGTGTCCGCTACCTCAGTCGAGGTGAACCCTACATAGTCAATGACGAGAGAGTGCACAGCGCTTACGGGATAGTTGTTCAGCATAAGCGTCTCGGTTCCAGTCCCGTCGTAATACTCGCTGTGTTCGGCCTCAAGCAACGTGCGCCGCGTGTAGGTGTCAGCAAACTCACTGACGATAGTAAGAAGATAGCCAAGCACTTCGTCGCGCTCTGTATCGGTATCGGTGAAGCCGAGGTAGCTTCTCATGTCATCAAGAGACACAAGATATTTGCTGCTGTCAGGTGTCATGCCGCCTCCTGCTTCTCGGCTAAGTACTCATTAAGAATCTCTACCAGTCGCGCCGCGGATGTATCCCACGTAATGCCGCGAACGTATTCGCTCGCTATTCGCCCCTTGTGCAGTGCCTCGTCATAGTTGTGGTACACCCTCGCCATCTTCTTTGCTATCTCATCTATCTTTGGACTTGCGGCTTCAGTTTTGTGATAGAACTGCTGTGTCCCGTCAGGCCCTGGTTTATTCACCGTAATCGGCATCATCTGATGCTTCACCGGGTACCCGTACTTGCTGGAAAACCAGTCATGTGGCGCGCTCCAGTCGGTATAGATACACGGAAGTCCGGTTGCCGCAGCTTCGTGCATCGTAAGCCCCCATCCTTCCCCCATAGACGGAAAGACGAACGCATGTGCCCACTTGTAAAGCGCCACCAACTTATCGAGCGAATAGTCGTGGGTATCTATCCGAAGGTTCCCATAGTTGATAACACGCTCTTCGTTTCCGGGTTGCGTCGTCTTCATGACGAGCGCGCTGTTCTTGTGCACCTCCGGATAGTGTTCGCCGAGGTATTCCCACGCATACCCCATGTGCTGGTATCCCTTACGCGGGTTGCTCGCGCCTACCCACAGAAATATGAATGGCCTGTCAGTCGGAAACTCACGCTGATAGAATGTAAACTTGTCAGGCCACATGCCTTCCCAACACTCACGTATCGGCCCGCTTCGGTAGCGCCCGATAAGCTGCTTATTAAATCGCGTTGGCGTAACCACTAACTCAGGCTTCTGAAGCGGTTCCACCCACTGCTTCGGTAGCGTCGTCGCCTCGTACATAGTAAACAGTACGTTTGGAAGTCCCGAAACAGGCTCCCAGTTCTCAGGCGTGTTGATATCAACCGCTATGTCAGCCTCTTTCGGTTCCTTGGTTAGAACCACGTCGTCACGCCGCTCAAGTCCACGCCGTGTATTCTTCATGTGCGTGGTGTAGCCGTATGCGTTACCGGTTTCGTTGTAATCTGGACGCCAGAGTATCCGAAGCATTCTCTACCTCTAACGGTAGGCGAGGCCCGAAGGCCCCGCCTTACCGAAACTAAGTCGTGACAAGCACAAAGTTGTTCGGAAGCGCCGTAGCAAACGCCACACGAGTGAGAAAGCTGTAGGTGATGCGCTTGGAGGTGCGCTTAGAATACGGGTCACGAAACAGCGTCAGGTTAGAAAGCCTGTCGCCAATAATGAACCCGTTCAGGTTGCCAAAGACGGCATACCCCCCGTCACTACCATCAGCAACGGCATCGGGTGCCTCTTCCACTTCCTCGAGCGGGTATCCCACAATCCGGAAGTCAAGCGGGTTCTGCGGCATCGCAGCAAACGCCGTCTTGCTGTCGTCCTGAATGTTCATCAGGTAGTTCCAGATAGTAGAGCGAGAGGCGTACCACTTCGCACCGTTGCGCCGGGGACGCTCAATCTTTCCAATGGTTGCGAGCAGCGAACCGATGGTGAGCGAGGCCGGGTCAGAAACAAGGCTTCGGCCTGCGACAGTCGCGGTTCCGGTATTGGTGAAGAGCCCCGATACAGGCGAACCGGTGGCGGCGAAAACCGCCGAATCAATCTTCTGGCCGTAGCTCTCAATAAACTGGTCGAGAAGCACACCGACAACGCCGCCGGGGTTCTGCGCGTCCTGCTCGAGGTGAATCGACACATCGGCGTAGCCGTCGAGGTCGCTCGCAGTCAGCGTCACCTGGTCAAAGGTGGCGTCGTCCTCGGTCATGGCGGTGGACTCGTCGCTGAAGCTGAGGACAACCTTGGCATCCTCACGCGGCATGGTCATGACATCGGAGTTCATACCCATTACCCGTGCGTCACGCAGCGCCACAGACTGAAGGCGCGCATACGCAAGAAGCTCGGTGCGGTCGTCGTCCGGCACAAGGTATCCACCAGCGGAAGCGGGACTCGAAGTGTGGTCCTTCTGCTGCGCGCCGAGCACGAGATCCGCAAACGTCTTTACCATCGACTCGTATCGCTCAGGATTTTCCTTCATGCGCTCTTTCGCCTCGGTAAACCCGCGCTTTCGCTGCGCGTCGGCGAAGGCATCCTTTGCGCGCTTGAGGTTTACACCCTTATAGTTGTCCGTCTCGGTGACTTCGATTTTGGCGTCATCGCGGAAGGTTCCGAGCTTGAGACTGTTCTTGAGCTCGTCAAACTGTTCCTGAAGCTTTTCCTTCTCGGACTCAATCGCCGACTTCTCTTCCTCAAACTTCTTGGAAGCCTCAGCCTCAGCCTTTTCCCGCTCGCGCTCAGCGATAGCGTCCATCTGCTGCTGCTTCAGTTCCTTGATTTCCTTCTCGTCTTCCGACTTATCAATAAGCCGCTGAAGCATTTCAATCTTATCCATATCGTTACCTCACTGTTGGTTTCTTAAGCCAGTCGATATAGAACCGCCACGTGTCTTCCTGCATGCGCTTCGCCGCCACACGGGTTTCCGCAGTTTCTGCGCCCCCGGTTGCGTCACGGTACATGCTTTTGAGTTGCGGCATGCTCTCGCCCGACTGCTCTATTGTGCGTATGATATTTGCCATGCTGTTGGCAGGAACCGGCACCGCCGATACTTCCAACAGTTCCCACTGCGTCCAGTGCCACGTATCGTTAATTGTCTTGTAGTCCCGGGGAATGAATCCGATAGAGAAAGACGACATAAAGCCGTTGTCGTAGAGGTACTTCACCTCACGGCCGAACTCAGTGTCCGCCCACTCAATATCAAGCTCTATCGAATCATCGGTTATCTCACCGCCGGTGGCCTTCCCCACAGGCGGCTGGCCATAGTCATGCGCGAAGAGGATAACCGGGTTTCGGCTGAGGTAGTCGTCAAAGTTGCTCACACCGGACGGCTCGACAACTTCCCCATCTCTGTCGATATCACGGGTTGTGGCGACGATACGGTAGCTTTCGCCGTCCTGCTTGATGTGAGCTTTCATCTGTCGGTTATCCATAGCCTTCCCCTGTTCGTACAATGTCTGGCACACAGCGTATCGCTGGCCCTGCTCGGGAAACTCAGCTTCCATCGTCTCGTCAGCCATGCAGCGGCCGACAAACTCATCTTCTGTTTCGCTTCCTTGCGGTTTCGGCAGCGGCATTAGTCCCCGTCCTCATACACAGGCTCAACGATACACCGGCAGTTAATCACCTCTTCAGGCGGCGCGCTCGGGTCAAGCGGATACTGAAGTGAGCCGTGAAAGCCTTTAAACTTCTCTTGCCAGCCGACTTGCTGTCCGTCTAAGTGTTCGTGGCTGTCCCGCACATTTGAGTCCCGCGCTGATATCCACAGCTTCTTGTCAGGCTTCGTCTCTGCCATAGCTTCTTGACGGCCTGCGCTGAAGGCTGAATGCACCTCAGTGCGCGCAATGGTTCGCGTGCGCCTGTCAAGCTGCTTCATTTTGCCTTTGAGCTTTTCGGTGAGTAAGTCGGCCGCGGCCTGCTCACTCATACCTTCGTTAATAGCCTCTTCTATCGCGTCTTGGACTGATTGCTGAATGTCCAGTCGTGCGTTCTCTGCAACTTCCTTTATCCGTCCGCCACGTGTCTTCACGTACTGCATAACGTTGGCAGGAACGACATCAAAGCTTTGCTGAACAATAGACTCATAGCCTACCTTCCCGCCCTGCGTAATGAAGTCGGTAACGATGCGTTCGAGCTTGTCGGCGTTCACCGCTGCGCCAATAACTGCAACGTCAACCTCTTCCTGTATGTCCTTGGTTATTGCGTTCTCGCCTATCTGCTTAAACAGTTCCCGAAGTATCTTCCCTTCTACGTCATGGAAATACGTGCGAAGCTGCTTTCGGAGGTTTCCGATAGTCGGGTTCACCTTGTCGGTAACTTCCTTCCACCGCTTCGCTCGGTAGGCTTTGTTTGCCTCTGCCGTATTAACGTCACCTTCGGCCGGCGCGTTGTCCGCTCCGATGACGTATTCCTTGCCTTCAGTCTTCGGAGCCTCAAGCTGCATAGGCTGCGGTGGCTGGCGTATCTCGTCACGCTCCGGACGCTCTTCAAAGCCTAAGTCCAGGCGTTCGTTTACCTCGTTCGGCGAGAAACCCATGCCAACAAGCTTTTCTGCGGCCTCCACACGCTCGACAACCGTGTAGGCCAGCGCTTCTATGTTCTGCGTATCGAAGCTCATTTCGATATCGTACTGACGGAAAAACCCGTCGTTCAGCCGCTCCTCTATGGAACGCATTTCGGGAATGAGTGTGTCAGTCCAGAAATATCGTCGCGCCTCTTTTGCCGAGGCATACTTGCTTTCAGCCTCGAAGCCGATAACCGCCGGATCTACGCCAAACACCGCGCAGATGTCGTGAAGCGTGAGGCCCATTTGCTCTATAAACTGTGCGTCTTTCTGCGACAGGCTTGCTGTCACCGGCTTCAATCCGTTGTCCAGTAGCTTCGCGCTATGCGAGTGCTCAACGCCTTCCATATCGTCTATCAAGTCGCGCTTCAGCCGCTCATACTGCTCGTCTGTGAGCATGCTATCGGTGGTGTACGTCTGCCCCGGGGTAGCGTCATTCTTGAAGAAATAGTTGTTGTACCGCCGTGCCTCGTACTCGGTATCAAGCCCTATCCATGCAGCCTCGAGCGGAGAAAGCCCGCGCACTTCGTCAAACGGATGATAGTACCTATCGAATATCACCTCGTCATTCGTCGCTCGAAACGGCGTCTTCCCGCTTGGCCTTACTTCCCACCCCTGAAAGGTGTTGTTAAGCTGCATGGGTTCATACACGCCGCGTGGATACACCCACAGGTTTCGCGGAACGCCCCGTTGTAAGTCCTGGTCCTTGTAAACGAACCATTCGCCCGACATGTCTTTGTTAATAACAAGCGCCTGAAGGAACAGCGCTCGCGTGAGCATTGGCGACGGTTTGCGAAATCGCTCAATCGCTGGATGTGAATCGACCGTCCTATCACTTCCTGCCCGATAGAAAACAATCGGAGTCCGTGCAATGCGCTTCGCCTTGGCGTTTATCGCAGCATAGACGATAGGAAGCTGCGTATACGGACGCTGAAGCTTCCTGTCTGCTTTTTGAAACCGCCACTGCGCCAAGTGCATAGACTGCCGTGAAGACAGTTGCTTTGACACCGCCTCGGCTGCTGCGGTTGCGGCCTGTTGTGCAATCTCCTCGCTTCTGTTTCGTCGTCCAAACAGGCCCATTATATCCTCCACACTCTCGGAGCTCGGGAGTTATCAAGCTGCATTACCATGTAGCGAAGTGCGTCCAATGCGTGGTCGTTCTCTTTCACCGGTTCCTCTTTCTCATTGCGTCCGTCCTTGGAACCCTGCCACTGGTACAATCCAAACTCCCGAATCAGGTTCTTGCAATTCTGCGTCACAAACAGCCGTGGCCTCCCGTCGCCTGCGGGAACAAGCCGCGCCGCGACTTTTTGAATGCCGGCTATCACTTCCTTCTGCGCCGGCATAGTCGCAACGCCAAGTTGTCGCATTTGCGCGTTCTCTTGTGCGTCATGGTCCGCAACCGTCCATTGCGGCTTACCCCCACGCGCCCGTATAAGCTCGGCGTGGTACTCAAGTAGTCGCTTGGACTCATAATGCTCGTCGTATATGTAAAGCCGCCCGTCGTTATCCGTTGCACCCCACAGGCACACGAACGGGTTCGTGTATCCGTAGTCAATCGCACGAAACCGCGGCCAGTCTTCTGGCGGCGTAAACGGCGCAACAGTGTTGCGCTCGAGCTGGAAGTCATACACAAGACCTTCAAACGCGACAAACCCGCCTTCCAGTTCCTGCCGCGCAAACTCGCCTGTGTAGGCGTCCTTCAAGTCTCGAAGGTAGTCTTGCGGTAAATGCGTGTTCTCTTCGGTGTGCGCGTTTACCAGCTCGTATCCGGATAACCCTTGCTCAACCCACCGGCGGTGTATCCAGTCAAACCCCTTTGGCGTCGTGGTTATCCAGCCCGTTGTGTCCCCAATGCGCAGACGGCCAATGAGGATATCCCATACCTTTTCCCTGCAAAGCGCCGCCTCGTCTATGTAAAACCAATTGAGATTCGGCCCTCGCAGTCGTTCCGGGTTATCAGCTGAACGAAACAGAACAACATGGCCGTTTACCTCAAGTTTGTTTTCACCTTTGTTGAATGAGTATGGCGCGCCGGTGGCGTGAAGTAACTCAAAGAACGTGCGCTGCGTTACGTCCCGAAGCATGGGGAACGTCGGCGCAACTACCATTCCGTCACCTTCGGTAGTCGCGGCCAACGCTTTCAAGCAGCCAACAAACGTCTTTCCAGAACCGATGCCGCCTACAAACGCCGGATGTTTTGCCTCACTTTCCCAGAACGTGCCTTGCGAGGGTAGAAGCTCAATTTCATTCGTCATGTCCCTCGCCCGACTTCTTTATCACCAACGGCTGTACCTGTACCTGTTCAACCTCGAGGCTTTCCTTCGGCTTGCCGTCCAGCCTGTCTATGATATGAACCATAACTTGCTTGTCGTTCTCTTCGAGCGCCAGCGCCCACAGCTTTTCAGCCAATAGCTGCGCCTTCGTCTTGCCGCTTTCCTCGTCTATCTCTTCAGACAGCGCACGAAGTTGATGAGTGATACTATGCTCTTTCTTTGGACGCCCTTTGCGGTTGATGTTTTCCGGATGTGCTGCGAACCCTGACGCCATTGTTGTTCCCCTGCTTTACTATGATGCGGTAGTATTCCCACGTGCGCGACGAATCAGAACGAAGCTGGCAGTCTTCCCACTCATGTTCGTAGTACCAGCTATCCAATTCGATGGCCTCTAAGCTCAAATACTTTTCGCGGTACAAGTGTTTTGTTTTTCCCTTCTCACCTATATCCGTGGACACACAGCCGTGAATTCTGTCCACACGGTCCCGATACTCGCGTTTCCAGGCTGCATGTATCTCTTTTCGCCCGATATCGATGTAATAACTAACCGACTTCCCCGCTTCTGATTCGCCTATTCTCAGCCATGCGTCTTGAATGAAATCATGCTGGCTGTCGGGATCTCCGCTGTGCCGTCGCGCATATTTGGTAAGCGCACGCTTGACTGCCGTGTTTGCCATAAGCAGCGCAATGTCGTTACCCGTCATGCTGCCCCCGCGCCCACTGATACAGTCTTACGTCGTCTTTGTTTTCCTCGTAGATGCGTTCTCGCATTTCCGCGGTGAGTACGTAGCGCTTGGCGATATCGTCGTTCCATGCCGCGTCGTGCTCGCCAGCCTTGCGAGTGTGGCCTATGTCCGGCTCAATTCCGTAGCGTTCAGCCAGCGGCTTGATGTCTTCTTTGAGGTTTTCGGTTGTAAAGACAAAGCGAAACTTAGATAGCGTTTTGATAATGCCGTCTGTGTCGGCGTCTATCCAACGTGAACGGATGTAGGAGCAGAACCGGTTGCGTGTTGCCTGTATTGGTAGCACCGTGTTCGCACCCTGGTTGTACCACGTTTCAAAGTCCGGCACATCTCGGTTTGTGGCGTCGTTGTTGTAGACAGATGCAAGCCAGCTAGCCGGTTCCCGTATGATGATGGCGTACTGGCCTATGTAGTTCGGGTGAAAGCCTACGTTATGGCCTGTTACGATATCCGGCCGATGGTTGTAGTTCATTAGCGAGGGAATAAACTGTGCCGGTAGCCATTCCCACGGGAACTCATACTTGCTTGCGTTTAGGTGACGTGCGGCCCACTGATATACGCTTGTGCCGCCCGTTTTTGGTACATGAAGCAAAATGACTGGTAGCATGCGCCCCTCCCGTTGCATGCCGACAAAGGAATTCTACCTTTTTCACGTCGACTCATCCACAACTCTCTACCGCTGATAACTCAAGATTCAGAGTGAACTTGTTACCGCCTCTATGCATGTCAACACTAAAATGCGTTACAAACGACTCTGGAATCTCAATTACTTTTCCCGTTGTGTTACCCTCTGTGTCCAACTCCCCCATGTCCAAGCTTATCCTTACTTTGTCCCCTGCCTTCAAAACAATCTCTTTCATAACTCATGCTCCTTCAGCAACTGTTTCACCTCCGCAGCCTCTGCCGGGTTCTCACCTCGGCGAAACGCCTTTCTCATAGCTTCCCACAGCGCAGATAAGTCAGTACCAGCCCGTGCGTCCTCAAGCAACAGCGGCCTGTGCGCGCCTATGCGGTACTCTGGATACAACTCGGTGAGCTCACCTATCGCCTTCTCAACAGCAAGAACGTCCGGCACGGTGCGGTACTGCGCAGAGACGTTGTGGATGAGAATGCCGAATAGCGCTTTGAGCTGGACTTCCTCAGCAGGCAGCAGCTCGAACACCTTCTTCCGCATGGACACCGGGTATGAATCGCGGTAGTAGTCCTCAAGCTGTCGAATGAAGCGCTCTTTCACCTCAGTCAAAACTCAACCTCCTGAAGCTGCCTGCTTGCAAGCGAATCCCACACCGCAGACCAGCGTGCGAGCACCTGTGACGGCGTCCACGCAGCGGTGCGCCACCATGAAGTGCGTTC